AACAACGAGTTCATACCCACGGCAACATTATTACCACCCGTAGTGTTAGTTATCATTGCTTGAGAACCCACCGCAGTGTTTTGGACTGCTGTAGTGTTGGCCGTTAAAGCATCCAAACCAACTGCTGTGTTGTTATTTGCGGTGGTATTAGCTAATAACGCATCCCTACCAACGGCAGTATTCCCAGTCCCTGTCGTATTTAATGCCAATGCATCGTATCCAACAGCTACATTGCCATCGACGGTGGTGGCGACGGATAAAGCACCCTTCCCGACTGCAACATTGCTTGAACCAGTGGTGTTTGCATCAAGGGCATTAGCTCCAACAGCTACATTCGTATCGCCTGTAGTGTTGGCTGTTAACGCTAAATATCCAAGAGCTGTGTTGTTATCCCCAGTCACATTAGCTAATGCACTAGTTCCAACCGCTACAGAACCATCAGCCCCAGCACCATCGTACATGGCATAACTACCAATCGCGGTATTGTTTGATGTTGTAGATTCATCGCCCAGCGCATTGAACCCGATGGCGGTATTGTCATTTCCAGTTGTTAGTGTTTCTGCAGAACTGGCTCCAAGTGCTACGTTCCTTGTACCTGTTGTGTTTGCTTCTAAAGAACCCTTTCCGACTGCGGTGTTAGAATCACCTGTTGTGTTCGCGGCTAAAGCACTTTTTCCGACTGCGGTAACTGCTGCTCCTGTAGTATTAGAGTCTAACGTCCTTGATCCAACTGCTGTATTATTTGACCCAGTGCTGTTAGCCTCTAAAGCAGCTCTGCCCAACCCAGTATTGTCTGTTCCTGTTGTATTAGTTGCTAAAGCAGCAGTTCCAACCGCCGTGTTGTTTGAAGCCGTGGTGTTAGCCGTAAGTGCAGTCATGCCGACAGCCGTATTCTCGCCGCCAGTTGAATTTACAAGTAAAGCCCCTGAACCTATTGCAACATTGTTGCTTGCAGTAGTTGTTGCTCCACCAGCATTGTCACCAACCAAAGTATTGTCAGACCCAGTAGTCAAGGCATCGCCCGCAGCTTCACCTATCGCTACGTTATCTGTACCAGTTGTAAGCCCTGTACCAAACGCACCTGAACCAAGCCCTACGTTGCCTGTACCGCCTAATACATCAAGTACATCAGTAACTGCTGCGCCAGAACCCGCACCATCCGCAGCAACCATGCGAATACCACCGTTTGGTATGACCACATTTGCGCCTGTGCCTTGAGTAAGGGTGACTGTATTACCTGCTGAATTTTGTATCACCCAGACATTGGAAAGAGTATTTGGAGCCAATGTGACCGTACAAGCCTGTGATAAAGATCCTGTGAGAGTAAGGGCCAAAGAGCGAAATGCATCACTAGTCCCGTCAGCCATTGTAATGGTGGCTGTACTGGCGTCCGAAAGAGCTTCGCTTGCTGTACCGAATTTTTCAGCGATCAGCTCTAAATTTGTGTTTGTGGTTGTACCCCAAGTTCCCGATCCTTCCCCGGTGGCCAATTCCGACAAACGTAAGTCATTAACGTAAGTTACCATTCATTACTCCTTGATGAGTATTAGAACACATTAGCGTGTCGTTGTACAACTCTTTATACAAAATATTTTAAGCCGCCTCGTCACGACCTGCCTCTATCTCAGTATAGTTTGGTGTTTGACTCGTATCAATGGCCGAATAACTGGCCGTTTGTGAAGTTGATACTGCTGAGTAACCGGCTGTCTGGGAGGTGTCTATCTCACCCCAGATCATCAAGTCGCCAACTGCGAAGGTAGCAGCAACCCCGGTAAGCGAGACGTTTGCTGCCGCGCTAACGCTTAGTTCGCCAACAGAGGCTGCGAACTGCAACCCAGTAAGCTCTACCACCGCGTTGTGTAAGACGGTAACAGATCCCAACCCGGAAGTTGTTGCGCGTCCAGTAAGCGTCACATTAGCTGCGGCGTTGACAGTTAACGATCCTAACGCGCTGGTAGCTGATTGACCCGTAAGGGAAACATTAGCAACACCCGAAACCGTTAAAGCGCCTAGGCCAGAGGTAGAAGCAAGGCCGGTAACAGAAATGTTGTTATCGCCCCTAGTAGTAATAGCGCCAAGGCCGGAGGTAATTCCTAAGCCGGTTAGCTCCACGCCAATCGGCTCACCCCACGTTCCTTGGCCCCAAGTGCCTCTGCCCCAACCGGTTATGTTGGCCATTAGCTAAGGTCCGCCTTTGCGCTTTCCAACAAAGTTTTTATTTCTGTCAGAATTTCTCGCACAGGCTGAGTCATAAAATCTCTTTCGAGCATTGCATCTATTCGCTCTATCGATTCATTTATTTTTTCTACGGCAGTCATAACTATATGATGAACATTAATGAGATAAATGCAAACCCTGATGCTTGCGCTGGAGGATCCGCTCAACCTTACGATAATGAAAATCAGGAAACTCTGGGTGGGTGTTCTGTATCTGCCTAGCGATACGACGCGCACCCAAACCTCGCTTCACACAGTTGTGGATGGTTTTAAGCACATCTTGCTCTTTCGGCACCTCAACCAGTTTCTTTCTGGTCTTGACGCGATTACCGTTTTTCATCTTCTCTTCCTCAAAGCGGAATCCAAACGGCGCCGATCCTCCAATCGCGTATCCGCGTTGCGCCCAAGATATTTTGCCTTCAGCAAACTTTTTCTTGGTGTTCTCAAACTCCATTTCCGCAACAGCAGATAACACCATCAGCATGATCTTGTTGACCAAAGTGTTCATGTCGTACTTCGAGTTCAAACCCTTAGCTTTCAGGTCCGCAGGATAAACAACCGGCATGTCGCCAAACTGCTCACACAGGTAAAGCGTAATCCCACTTTCCTCAAGCTTAGGTATGGTCGCAAGCAAGTCCTTGCAGCTTCTGGACAACCGATCGATTCTGGTTGCGATTACAACGTCATGTTCGTCAATGACATCTGTCATTGCGCGACACTGGTCGCGCTCAAGAATCGGAACAGTGCCAGACACTCCGGCGTCAATAAACCACTGTGTTACTTCAAGGTTAAACTTCTCCCTAACAAACTCTGAAATAAATTCTTTTTGGGTTTCAATAGAAATACCATTTTCCGCTTGCTCAGTAGTAGACACACGACAATAGCCATAGACATTGTGAATCTGTTTTTTAGGGCTACCCATGGTTCACTGCCTCCTTGCTCCTGATGTCATCTTCCATCTTGGCAATCATCAGTTCAAAAAACTGGGTGCGCGACAAGGTGTAACCAAACGCTTTAGACATCGAGTCTCTTGCGCGGTCCATCCGATTGGCCACATCCTTTGCGATCGCAATGTTTGCAAATTCTTTCTTCACTTCACGCCCCCAACAAAACCGTAATCAGTCAATTCATTGTGAAACTTTTTCCAATCGATGTTGAGCGGACTAGCGTCATCCGCAGTCTGGCTAATCAACAACTGTGAGTTGGTGTGTGGCGGATTGCCTTTCACAACTCTAAGCTCAACTCGACGATAGTTTTTATGTTCTCCGATAAACACAATTTCGATATTCCACAACAGGCAAGTGCGTCGCACACGATTGTAATATTTTTTCTTATTTGAAACGGGCAAAATTCTCTCCTATCTTAAAACGGTTAACTCGGTTAGACACACCTTTGTCCCTCAACGCGCTGGCGCCAATAGGGATCTCTTGAATCACCCCGCCATTCTCTTGGAACTTCTTGAGTTCCTCAGAGATTTCATCGCTTAATGTTTTCTTTTTTTCCATTACTTCTCCTTAGCTGGCTTTAGTTGCAGGACCGGCGCTTCGCCATGCGTCGACCTGTTGGATAGTGCGCTGCAAGTTTCCATCCTTGCCGAACACCTTGATTTCTTGCAGATGAGGATACCGACTAGCCTCCATCAGATACTTGCTGGCTGACTGAATCGCGTCACGCTTGCGATAGAAGTACTCAGGGTATGGGTACTCGTCTTCGTTGCCCAGAATGTAAAGAGCTGTGCCACCCTTGTTGTAAAAGTTTACAACCCAATCGTGGCCGTCAAGATAATAGATCTCTATGTAAGCAGCGTCTGGACTGTCGTCAATTTTCTCGGACCTCTCAAGAAGACTTGCTGGCGGCCTGATGACCCAACCGTATCCTGTGTTGTGTTCTTTGTTATTCATGATTTACGCCGCCTCCTTTTTGTTGACCTTGCAAGTGACTCGGCAGTGCAAGCATTGAATGTTGTATCCGCCAGCCCAAATGACATCGAGCTTGACGTAATGACCGTCGATCAACCAAGACCCAGAAAAGTTTTCGCCGTAAATAATTTCAAGTTGAGTTGAGTCAATGTCTTCAATTCCGCACTTCTGAAACTTCTTGGCAATGCGTAGATTTCTTTCAGCATGATCGCGGACGGTTCTCTTAGTTTCGCGATCAACGTGTGCTTCAAATCCATGCTCGTTGTCTTTTTGTGTTTGCTTGGAAGCAATAGTGTTCAGCTCGCTGTAAAACTCTCTAGAGTAACCGTTGTGTTCGTCAAGAAGCTGGCTTACTAAATTCCCATACCATTCTCTATTTGCTTTTACATCCTCTGGGATTGCAGCAATGCTTTTGGCATCTGCTTCAGTGAACGCTGCGGTTAGTTTCTCTAGTAATTTCATACTTCCATTCCTGTTTTGTTTAAGACGAAAGAATTATACAACTATTTCCGTGTCGTTGTATAGCTTTTTGTACAAATTAATTTAATTATTTTTAGTCAAAAAAAAGGCCACTTTCGTGGCCCTTGATTTAAGAGGGTTACGCCGCGAGCGCGTCAACCTCCTCGTCGGTCAGCCTGAGAAAGGCGGCCCACCCTTGGGCGCGAGCGTCATATGCGCTCCACGACGGGAAGTAAATGTAGAAACCGTTTGGTCCATGGAACTCCCAGTTCCCTTTGGAACAATGGTCTTCCCAAACCCACGCATCCTTTTGGATGCGGTAACCGGCCTCTTCGACCTTTGGTCTGAGGGCGGTAAGCAGCGCACGGCTGCTGGAAACGAATTGGCGGTAGGACATAAACACCTCCTTGGTGTTGTTGTTAAGATGGGATCATTATAATACTAATCCCGTGTCGTTGTATAGTTTTTTGTACAAATTTATTAATTATTTTTATTGGCGTATTTCCACTTAATCTGGATTTTTTTCAGGGCAGAAAGCAAATGCTCTTCCTGCCCTTTCTCCATATCCTCTTTTAGAACCACACACTTGATGGCCTGATACAACGCATTGAGTTCGTCAGCCGTTAGGTTAATTCGCAGCACTTTGTATTGACTCGCT